AGGCTTGCTTCAATGGCAGGAAAAAAAGTACTTGACCCAATGAAGTATACGGGCCCAGTTAAAATGGGTGCAACAGCAGCCGCTAAAGCAAAAGATGCAAAAGCTAATAAGGCTCGTCAAGCAACTGATTCAAAGTATGATAAGGTTAAAGCTAGAGTATCATACAAACCATTAACACCATTACCTAAAAAACCAAATAAGCCAAAAAAGAGAACTCCTTCCGGTGGTAGTGGTGGTGGAAGCTCTTCACAAAGCGGTTACTAAATGAAAAAATCTACAAAGAAAGTTAAAGGTAAATAATGTATTTACAAACAGAAACGACATACTCATGGGATGGTTCAGGTGGACCATACAACTATCCAGCTGATTGGTTTCCAACTAACGTTGCTGGTTATGACACAATTGCAATAACTATTACATCAGCTGCAGGTTGGGATGGAGATGTTTCATTCTGGGGTGGAGCAGGTGCAGACCAATCGTCAGACGGATTATGGGCATTAAACACTGCAGATAATGCTTCGTTGACAGCTGTAGTAACAAATATTGTTGGCGCAACTCCAACAGCATTTGCTAAAAACTATAGAGGTAGCATTGCTGGTCTATCAGAATTTGGTATTTACTTTGCTAGCCCAACAACTTTTGAATCTGCAATAGGTACTATTACAGTTGAAGTCGGCTTATACTCAAGCGCTAAATAATGGCAGCAAAAAAAAGTAAACCAGTATGGGAAAAGGCACGTCCTAAATCTTTAGGTAAATCAAAGAAACTAAGCCCTGCTAAAAAAGCAGCAGCAAAAGCTTCTGCTAAAGCAGCAGGACGTCCTTATCCTAATCTTATTGATAATATGAAAGCTGCAAAGAAGTAATGGCTAAGACTGCTGCATGGCAACGCAAAGAGGGCAAGAGCCCTACAGGTGGATTAAATGCTAAAGGCCGCGCATCAGCAAAAGCACAAGGCATGAATTTAAAACCACCAGTTACTGCTAAGCAAGCTGCTAAGTCACCAAAGTCTGCAGCAAGAAGAAAATCATTTTGTGCAAGGATGGAAGGTAATCCAGGCCCAATGAAGGACGCAAAAGGTAGACCAACACGCAAAGCGTTGGCCCTGAGGAAATGGGACTGTTAATATGGCACGTAAAAGCAATGTTGAACTGCTCTCTACTTATAGAGGCAAAATAGATTATTCACGTAGATGGCGTCAGAATGAAAACTATGACCAACTATGGCAACGTTTAATTAACTTATATCGCGGTAGACAATACCGTGGCATGTCACGCGCTGACCGTTTGCTTGTAAACATTTGTTTTTCTACTATTAATACTTTAGCTCCTGCTGTTGCTATTGGTCGTCCAAAGATTTTTGTTAATGCTAGAAGACCAGAAGATGGCGACAAAGCTATTGTTACTGAATCAATTATTAACTATTGGTGGCAGCATTACGAATGCCAGCCAGAGTTTCAACGTGCAGTTAAAGACTATTTAATTCTTGGTCATGGTTGGGTTAAGACTGGTTATCGTTTTGTTGAAGAAGCAAAGCTTGATAAGATTGAAGATACTGCTGATGAAGCTGTTGATAATGTTGAAGCAACAGGTGAAGTAGAATCAACATTTATTATTAGAGAAGACCGTCCATTCTTAGAGCGTGTTGACCCATTTGATATGTTGGTTGATGCTAATGCTACATCAATGAATGATATGCGTTGGATTGCGCAAAGAATCCGCAGACCTTTAAAAGATGTTAAAGCTGATGAACGTTATAACTATGCCGCAAGACAGAAGGCAACAGCATCTTCTTTTGATAATAATTATAATAATACTACTGGTAACGTGCAAAACTATTCTTCAACATTGATGGATGGAAGTGATTCATACTGCGATGTATTTGAATATTATAATATTGACACTGGTGAAATGTGTATCTTTACTGATGGCGGAGATTCATTCCTAGTTAAGCCAACTAAGATTCCTTATGCTTTTGGTCATCCTTTTATAATGCTGCGTAACTATAATATTCCTAACTTCTTTTATCCAATGGGTGAACTAGAAGCAATTGAGCCACTGCAAATGGAATTAAACGAAACCCGTACGCAGATGATGAACCACAGAAAGCGTTACTCACGTAAGTACCTATTCTTAGAATCAGCATTTGATGATGCCGGAAGACAGATGATGTCGTCTGATGAAGATAACGTGATGGTTCCTGTTAAAGGCAATGAGAACTTAGCTAATGTAGTCACACCTATGCCGGCTCTAATTAACCCACCAGAATTTTATAATCAGTCAACATTAATTGAAAATGATATTGACCGTGTGTCTGGTGTGTCCGAATACCAGCGTGGTTCTATTCCAGAAACTACTCGTACCGCCCGCGAAGCATCAATTATTGCTGAAGCTGGTAATGCTAGAGTGTCTGAAAAGCTTGTTAACATTGAAAATTATATAGCTCAATGTGCTGCTAATCTTATAATGCTAGGCCAACAGTTCTTGACTGGTGAGCAGACTGTAAGAATAATTGGCTCAGAGAATACACCTGCTTGGTTAACATATGATAAAGATTATATTAATGGTGAGTTTGACTTTAGTGTTGAGGCTGGTTCTACAGCCCCACGCAACGAAGCTTTCCGTAGAGATATGGCTTTGCAAGTTGTAAGTGCAATGCAACCGTTTGCTCAAGCTGGGTTAGTGGACATGTCTAAACTAGCAAACTATGTTTTAACTGTAGGTTTTGGTATAAAGAATGCAGAATCATTCTTAACTCCTCCACCTCCACCTGCACCGGAAATGCCGGAAGAACCTCAGGGTCCACCAATGCCACCAGAAATGGCTGGTATGCCACCGGAAATGCAAGGTATGCCACCAGAGATGATGCAAGGTATGCCACCACAATTACCACCTGGCTTAATACCAGGAGCACCAATCCAAGGACCTGCACCACAGATTGGACCAAATCCAGCAGCTTCTTTACAAGGATTGCCACCTGAAATTTTACAATTGCTATTGGCCCAACAACAACAAGGACCACCACAATAAAGTTTCATGTAACGAAAAATGTGTATATATATATAACCCGGAATAACCCATTAGAAGGATAGGACTCCATAAATGAGTAATGATATTATTAATGATGATGCTAGTGCCAGTACTGAAGAAGTAGAATCCATTTTAGAAGATGGACAATCTACAGATTCGGGTGAAGCTCAAGCTCAAACTCCGCAAGAAGAATTAGATTTTTTTGACTACACAGAGGTTGGCGATAAATACGTTAAACTCCAAGTGGACGGCGAAGAGGTATCGGTTCCAATTAAAGAGGCTTTAGCTGGGTACCAACGTCAAGCGGATTATACCCGCAAGACGCAAGAACTCAGTGAGCAAAGAAAGCAAGTACAATACGCTAGTGCACTACAGGAAGCCCTACAGAGTGACCCAGCGCAAACCTTGCAGTTATTGCAGCAACAGTATGGTGTACAAGCTCAACCAGAAACGGATGAGTGGGTAGACCCAGCTGAGTTGCAAATGCGACAGTTAGAGCAACGCATCGCAGCTTTCGAGCAATCTAAAGCTATGGATGAGTTAACTAGAACTATCGATTCTTTACAAGGCAAATACGGTGATGATTTTGATGCAGATGAAGTTGTAGCTACGGCATTAGCCAAAGGCGCAACAGATTTAGAAGCAATATTTAAGCAAATCGCTTTTGATAAAGTTTACTCTAAAGCTTCTGAAGCTACTAAAAAGCTTTCAGATGAACAAAGTAGACTTGATTCTAAAAGACAAGCTGGTATTGTTTCTGGTGCTTCATCCGCAAAGACAACATCTCCTAAACTTGCTGCACCTAAAACAGTATTCGAAGCCTTTGAACAAGCTAAAAAAGTTCATGGTCTTTAAACCAAACACTAACATACTCATAAAGGAGTAAAATATCATGGCCGGAAACCCGAGCTTTAATGCAATTCTGTCAACTACGTTGCAAAACTATCAGCCAACGCTGGTTGACAACATCTTCAAGGACCTAGTGCTCTTGAACCACCTCAACGCTAAAGGTCGCGTTCAGACCGAAGAGGGTGGTACCTCAATTGTAGAACCACTTATGTACGCAGCTAACGGCACTGCCGCTTCGTACACGGGTTATGACACGATTGACCTTACTCCACAAGATGGCATCTCAGCTGCTGAGTACCAGTGGAAGCAGATGGCTGCTTCTATTGCAATCAGCGGTATCGAAGAAGCTAAGAACCGTGGAACAGAAGCAATCATCAAGTTGCTCAATGCTAAGATTAGCCAGGCAGAAATGTCTATCAAGTCTTCATTGAACACCATGTTGTTTGGTGCTAACGCTGTAGCAACAGACTTCAATGGTCTTGGTACGCTTATCAAAACTGCTAACAACACTGTTGGTGGAATTGATGCATCGGCAAA